CATTGTTCAAGGTCTTTAATGAGATAGGTACATTTAGGGTCTACTGTCATAGTGATATTCCCCTCGGCATCTCTCAGCTTGCGGTTTAGGGCATTTAAACGGTCTATGTGGGAGGGGTGTGCCTTCTTTGTTCTAATTAAATACCCGTTATCTCTTAATATCTGATGATCACTTCTTCTGCTGGTAGTACTCCGTGCCGAACCCGCTGGGTCTGGATAACATTCAATATCGGGGGCTATCTCCCTCATCTTTAATGCCAGTTCTTCTGTATTACTGTTCTTTAATCTAATCTCATCAAAATAGTGGATAGTGTTATCTGTGAATTGGCAGGCTAATACTGCGGTCATATAATCGACATTAAAATCTACGCCCCACCAAAGGTAACTCGATAACTCCTTTGCTGGTTTACAGTGTTCATCTCGACTGAAGTTATAAGCCGCCCTATTGCCCGTTGTTTCAAATGATGCCTCGAACTCCTGCCTGAATAATACTGCATCCATTGTTCTTTTAGCTCGTTGTATCTCCCCTTTTGGTACAAACCCCCCATCAACTGTTTTGAACTGCCATGATTTCCAACCATCCTCCGTCTGTCCTCTTAAATATAAATCATACATAATATCATAGCCATTAGGTGTTCCGATAAATAATGTTTTCCCCTGGGTAGTAGCTAACATGGGAAAAACAATCTCTTCCCAGACATGAGGTTTAATATAAGCCATCTCATCCATTACGCATTTAGTAAGTTCAACACCCCTGAGATTATGTTCGTTGTCTGCCCCCTTTACTGCTAACTCTGCACCGTTCTCAAATATAACCGATAACTCGGACTCGTTTAATTTTGCTCCCTTGAACGAATGAAAAATTTGTCGGAGTATAGGAAAGACAATCATCTTTCCCTGTCTGTATGTGGGCGTTATGAACCACCTTCGTTCGCCTTCTTGGAATTTGTCTTTCAGTAGATATGTAAGTGATAGTATGGTCTTTCCCCATCGTCTTCCTGCCACGATTACTTTGAACCTTGCTGGATGTTTTAGTATTTCCCTTCTTGTTCTGTTTAATCGCCATTCAATCATCTATTGATAGGACTTGTATCGGGGCAGTTGATATCGTTCTCTCCTGTCTTTCTAATGCCCTTCCTTCTAATCGTTCCACTATGAACTGTATAGCTCTTAAGTCTCCAGCTTCAGCCATTTGAAACAGTTTACCCACAATCTTTTCCCGTCTTTGTGTATCATTCACCTCACTAAAACTGAACTCTTTTATTAGATCAGTGTAGGCATTCCGTCTTCCATTAGGGTTTCCTGATTCACCTTTTTTCCATCTATTTCCTAAAGTGTTACCAGGGGCAAATTGTCCGTTCGCCTGTTTGTTAGCGGTTTGTTTAGCCAAGTTTACTTTTTACGTTTCTTCATTGTCTTGGACTTTTTCTTTTTGGATGGGCGTCCACGTTTAGACCCGTAGGTTCCTTTCCCATAGGGCATAAAGCCTCCTTTTAATGGGGGTTTAATAAGGGGTTTAAATTAAATGGTAAGGTAAATAAAATAAAAATGTTATTTTGAATAAATAAAAAACCCCAGTTTCCCAGGGTTTTCTATGAGGTAGGACGTACTCTTAATATAGATTATTTAAGTTCCCAATAATGCTCACACGCATCATCAATTAATTCTCTGGCTATTTCTTTTAACTTTTGCTCTGTTCTAACAACAGGAATAAAAGCACAACCCCAGAATCCTCTATGGTCAGTATCATACTGAGGGTCTCCAGACAGTACATGATAAGTATCATCCACTACCTGTAATCTGACCTCAATCCCATGATTCTCTGTATCCACTTCTCCTGTATAGGTTAAGATGAGATATTCCTTAGAATTAAAATGAGCATTAACATAATTATGATGAATATTCCTAAGTTGTTCAGTAATGTCTTTAATTGTGATACGTACGCTATTTATTTTTCTCATTTAATTATCCTCTTAACTGGGTACTGAAATCATGGCTAAAGATGTAGGTCTTATTATCTTCTGTCCGGGGTTCACTATATCCATCTATCTTAATTCCCATGCTTTCCAGTTTTTCAGTTGCCTGTTCCGTTAGGTATCCTAATTCATAATCCCAGCTAAATGTCATTGATTTTCCTTTATGTCTGGTGTCGGTAATCTTGAATCGAGTACCAAGGGTATCGGTTGCACCTAAATATTTAGCTACAAACATTCTTCTATTGTGACCGCCCATCATTCACCTCCCTTTGATTTAGTCCAGTTTTTGCTAATTTTGAGGAATCCATATTCTCCTGTCCTATAACCTATATCGGGAATCATTACTCTGGTTTTCCCATTTACATCCCAAGGTTTTTTTATTTCCCCGAAGGAAATTACCCTTCCATTATAGAACCATCCTTCACACCACTTCCAACCGCTTTCGGGGGTTACTTGACTGACCAAATAGCGTAGATAATTTAGTTGTTTTTTTGAAATTATTATTTTCACATCACTTGATGGACTACAAGATACCATGTTCTTAAAGTGCATTGATTGCTTGAGTCTTCTGTATTCTTTCATCCAAATAGAGGCAATTAAGGTTTCTGCGTTCATCTTATATTCCATCTTATTCACTCCCTTCGGCTTTGGCTTTCAACCAAGATGGAATACTGACCTCGACCCTTTTCCATTCATAAGACAGACTATCATCTGTTATTACTTCCCAAATTTTTATTTGAGATTTTGGAATCCAGACAGTTCGGTCTGGGCTATAACCAGTTGGTACATGAATCATAATTGCCTTCTCAGTTACAGCATCGCAATTGAATACGCCCATTTCATCGATATGGAGGGTGTCATTGAATTTTATATCATTCACCGTAATGCCCATCATTCACTTTCCTCGGCTAATGCTAAAAGATAGGACTCGGCTATCTCATAAAAGTCAATTACCTTTATAGAGGACTTGCAGACGTCGGCAAAAAAGCCAGATTCAAGTCCTACCGATTCAAAAATGTTCTCCGCCCGGTTCTCCAACTCCAACGATAATTGCCCGGTGGTTCTCCCTTTAGCAAGTTCCATAATTGATAGGTAAGAGGATTCTTCATTATCCAGCCAGAGTTTGAAGTTCCAGGTTTCCCAGTTTGACCATCCGTTATATTCCATCATTCACTCCCTATGGTTTCATAGATATTATGAATAGCCTTATAATCATTAATGAAGGGGTCGTTCGTTTCTTCGTTGTCTATAGCCTTCAACTTACCTAATACTGTTGATTTTGTTGAGGATTGCATCTGATATGCACAGGCTTTTTTCCCTCTATCCTTTAAGTAGATTGTCTTCCCCGTGTATTCATCTCTATCGATAACAGAAACTTGCCAGGTGTAGTGCATCGGAACAACTCCACAAAATGCGGGATAATACCAGAGGTTACAGGGGTATTTATCTCGTTCAATTAAATAGGTTCTGTTCCTACTGTGAGTTCCTTGGACCTTTTTATTCGATTGATAGATGTAACGACCTTTTTCTTTTGATATTAGTTTCATCTTATTCACTCCCTTCGGCTTTGGCTTTGGCTCGAAAGTTGGCTAATCTACCTTTCCAGGTTACTGTTTTTTCTGCTAATGAATAATCAGTGGAACCATTTACCCTAAATAATATCGAAGCAACTTCTTCCGCTGTTTCCTTCCAATCAAAAACCCGTAATTCCCTACCGTTAAAGTGTCCATCTACTCTCTGAGCAATATCGATAAGGGCTTCCAACATCTCTGGGGCTAATGCTATCAGATTGGCATCGGGTTTTCCATCGTCTTTTTCATTAAAGTGGTCATTTACCCAAGCAATATCCTTAGTCCCCTTATTGGCTCTAATTGTAAAAGTTCCATTTGGTGACTTTCCTTCAACTTCCCAAGGTCCTTTTGTATGTTTCATGTTATTCTCCTTTTTTCGCTTTTTATTGGATCTATTTTCGATGATGTGGTCAAATTCAACCTTTAAATCATCAATAGCGGAAATGCAATCGCCCTTCAGTTGTCTAAAAGTCTTTTTCTGGGTTCCAGTTGCCAGTTCACGCTCATTGTCGAAGGTTGAATTACTATTGATGCAGAGGTCAATTTTATCGACCACTTTACCTATCGTTTCAAGGGCTCCAACCAAAAGACTTTCTGTGTTGTGTTTCATGTTATTCTCCTGTTTTTTCGCTTTTGTTATGGTTTCCACCTACCAAGCCAGGTCTAAAGTTGCTGGGCTTATTAGTTTTTACGAGAATTCCACTCGACACCCTTGACGATTTCTTGGTCTTGGTAGGCTTCTTTTTGTTGTTTATTATCACCCCCAAATATAAACAATAATATATATAAAGCAAACCCTTTTATATTTTATTTATAGGGTTTAACTGGGGTTAATCTCCTTCTATTAGCTTTGTAAATAAACTGGTCTGGTCTGGGTTATCATATTCACCAGGGTCTGACCTGCCTCTTATTTTCCATACTTTGCTTTCTATTGCTTTCATTGTTCTGCCCGGAAATGCCTCAAATAATTGCCTGGAGGTCATTTTCCCCTGTTTATACAGGTCATAGCATCTAACAATAAAATCTGGGTTTATAGGTTCTCCATCCTTTCCGCTCCATTTCTTTCCATGGGCATTTTGGCGATTTATTTCTTTAAGTGACTTTGCATCTAACCTTATTTTCCTGTTCATGTTAATCCACCTTTAAAATAAAGACTGCTGTGATTTTGAATATTTATACATAGTATCTTTTCCGCTTTCATTTAATTCAAGCTGGAGATTAATCATATATTTGGCGTTTATTAGATATCTTGCCTGGTCTGATGTATACAACTCTAATTCATCCATACCAAGTTCTTTAATGTATTCTTTTATTCCATTTTTGATTGCGGGACTTGTATTTAGAACACTTTTACCACTTTCTTTACTAATATTAAAAACTCCCCACCGGGTCATTATACTGCCCATACCGGCAGACAATTTAAAAGAAGTGCTATCAACGCTGTACCACGGAAACTCCTTCATCAAATTTAATGCTGTTACAGCGAAACCATGAGTCTTTACGATAGGTAAATAATCAAATACTTGAATCAACCAATTCCTTTTTGTCTTACTCGAAACATCATTTGCCGGGGAAATTCCTATATAATCGATATTTTCTAATATTGTATCTATATAATCAGGATTTTCATACATATGGTAAACATGGATTAACTCATCATATTTGAATGTTTTTAACATTACATATAAATTTTCCAATCCTTTTTTAGCGGCATCCTTCCTCTGTTCGTTTGTTGGAACTTTATTTTTTGCACCTGGTATCACGTCTAAAGTGACAAATCGCATAGAATTAAAATAACAACTATATTTTTTTCTTAATTGCACTAAGAAATCTATGTAGTTCTGCAAATCGATATGACCGCCCTTATTCCAGATACTGAATGCTCCGCAATCAATTATAATATTTTGATCTATGTTTGATTCTATTTTTATGACTCTATCTAAATAGTTTTTTATATCATTAGGGTATGCAAATGTGACGAGTCTATTACCATGATTCTTTATTAAATAATCGTCTACTTTGGTAGGTGCCCCTGCCCAAAAAATCTTCATTTATTACCCCACTCTGCTATAGGGCAAAATGTAATACCTCCTCGCGGCATGAACTTCCCTATTACTTTTATATATTTTGGACTCATTAACATCCTCAAATCTTTGAGCATCCTGCAAACACAGTCCTCGTGGAATTCTCCGTGCATACGATAAGAACCCAAATATAATTTCAATGATTTAGATTCGACACATAATTTATTGGGCTTATATTCTATAAAAATAGTAGCGTAGTCAGGTTGTCCTGTTTTAGGGCATAATGAAGTGAACTCTGGAGCATTGATTTCTACTGTATAATCAAGGTCTGGATGCTCATTGTCAAATGTTTCCAATAGTGAGCTGTCTGGTTCATCATATTTATAATATGTCTTTTGTTCGCCTAAAGTTTTCAAGTTTTTAATGTTACTCATAATATCGACATCTGCCTATTTGTTTTGTAATATTTTATTATTTTTTTTATCAATTTATCTAATATTGGAAGATTATAATTAAATAATTTTGAATATGTTTTTAATTCGCTCATTAATTCTAAATCTTCTTTATTTTGTTCTTCATTATATTCTGTCATATAACATAACGCACCCCTACCTCCGTCAATTCTTTCTAAATTCCAACCTCGACCATATAATCTTTTCTGTATGAATGCTTTTTTCTCTGTTCCCCATATTTTATTTAATTCGAACTGACAGCTAAAAGGGTTTGCCTTATGTATCTTGCATAACCCATCTCTGCCTAAATTTATACACCATTTAGTAGGATTATCTTTTTGCAAATCACTATATACAACAACTTCTGCACCATTATGTTCTATTATCCTTTTTTCTAATCTTTTATATGCCATAGGATATAATTTTTTTAATCTTTCTAATCTTTCACCCTCAAAATAATCTAAACTAAATTTATAGCAACAGCCCCCGCAATTGGGTAGGCATCTGTAAGACCTAAAAAACATTTCAGATATTTTTGCCACTTTCAATTTCTTAAAATAATCAATTATTTTATTTATGCTATCAGTATTCCTTACCATATCAAATTATCCTGATAATCTATTGGGTCTTCCATATCTGCTTTTTCAAATGCTTCAAGCCTTTCCACACATGAACCACATTTTCCACACGCTTTTTCCCTTCCCTGATAGCAGGTCCATGTCAGTTCATAATTGACTCCAAGCTTTTTTCCTTCAATTGCTATATCTCCTTTATCCATCATAATGAAAGGAGCCTTCAATAACACTTCACACCAATCTGCCCTCATGATAGCATCTCGCATTGAAGCATAAAAATCTGGTCTACAATCTGGATAGATTGCGTGGTCGCCTGAATGTACCCCATAAAAAAGAAATCTCGCCTTTTTTGAAATTGCATATGATGTGGCGAGTGCAAGCATTACCATGTTCCGATTAGGAACGACAGTTTGTTTCATGTTCTCATCTGTGTAGTGCCCTTCTGGAACATCCCATTCCTTACGGGTGAGGGCTGAGGGCGCAAGGGCGTTAAGTACCTCAAGAGAGACTATCGTATTTTTCACCCCTAACTCATTGCAGATTTGTTGGGCACATTTGAGTTCCTTTTTATGTTTCTGTCCATAATCGAATGAAATTGTACTGGTATCATACCCCCCATTAACAACCTTGTATAATAATGTCGCACTATCCATCCCTCCTGAAATCATTACAACAGCTCTTTCCATTCTATCCTCCATTGATTAATGATAAGAATTCTTTCCTAACTGCGTCCTCTCTGAATACTCCATGTAAATCTGATGTGACCATTTTCCCTTTTTTCTTGATCCCTCTCATTTCCTGGCAGAGGTGGCGCCCTTCGATGACAACTCCAACTCCCTCTGGATTTAATTTATCATCCAGATATCCGGCAATATTATTTGTTAGATACTCCTGAGTGTTCAATCCTCTTGCATAGAATTCCACTATCCTTGCCATCTTACTTAATCCAACAATTTTTTTATCTGGGATATATCCGATATGGGCTTTCCCAAAAAAAGGCAGTAAATGGTGTTCACAGAATGCGTGATATTTAATATCCTTGGACACTATCATCTGATCATACCCATCCGAATCAAATACAGTCGTATCGAATTCCTGGTATGCCATAAACTCGTTCCAGGCTTTACAAACCCGTTTTGGAGTATCAACCAATCCTTCCCGGTCTGGGTCTTCCCCTATTAGAATTAAAAATTCCCTAATATTCTTTTCTATCTCATTTCCCATGATTCCAAACCACTTCCCCTCTATCTTATTTGCCATATCTTATGTCCCTGTACTGATAGTTTCCATTGAGGATTCTTTAAACATAGGTCGATACAGTGTTTAACATTTTCTCGATTTATCGTTGCGCCGTCAAAATGGGGAGATATATAATATTGCCGAGCCTTGATTTTTGTTTTTGGTATTTCCTGACCCTTATGTCTTACCCACCTTAATTCATCACAGTGGAACCCATCCTCCCCCTGTTCCCATTTCTTTAAAATAGAATGTTCAGCTATCTTGGGCGATAATACTATCCAGTCAATATAGATAGGAGGTTGTTTTATACCGCTACATTCTATGGATTGTTTATATCCGTGGTCTTTTATATGTAAACAAGCTTCATCCGAGAGTTGGTCAGTAGGTTCTCCTCCCGTCCAGGTAATCCATTTCGTTTTAAATTCATTGGCAAACCGGAGAATATCATTAATGGATACCTTCCCTCCACTTTCGAACTCGGTATCACATATCACTCCAGATTTATGACAGGCGTGTTTTGCACTGCATCCTTGGAATCTTACAAAAAGAGATGCCTCTCCCGTTCTATATCCTTCTCCCTGTAGACTATAGAATATTTCGTTTACATTTAGACTATCTCGTTCAGTCTCTATAGATTGCCGAATTGAACTCATGTTCAAATACCTCCACTTTCACACATCTTTTCCCTAAAAATGGTTTGATATCAGTTAAATGATTGTTCGCTTTTATAAGACAATATCTTGAAAAAGCCTCAATCCCTACCTCATCAAAAACTCTTAAATCTACCGCCCCCGCCATGTTCAATTTTCTAAAATGGTCAATTAGAGGGTCATCTCGTCTTATTATTAGCGTATGGTCAAAGGTTTTTAAAAGTTGTTTTTTAAATTCTTTTAACATCCCAAAATCAACGACCCATCCATTTTTGTCCAGTTCATCAGACTTGAACCAGAATTTTGCCCTCAACCTATATCCATGAACAAACCGGCAATGACTTTTAGCAAACGGTTGCCTAAATGCGGTACTTCCCAGGTCAATCACTTTTGTACTCTGATACATTATTTTAAAGCCTCAACCTTTTTTTCAAGCTCCCGTTCAGTTATAATTCCTTGATGATATTCTAAGCCAATATCCCATAATTTCAATATCTTCCCTTCTTTTTGTGGGGGCTGTTTATTTATTTTATGTTGTTGAACAACTGCGTACATATTCTTCTGTTGGAATATCTGTTCCATTATTTCCAGTTTAGGGATTTGTCCTGCTATCTGACCATTCGGCAGAGAACATGAATACAACACTTGCTTCCATGAATCCTTAATGATTTGTTCACTATACCTCATTAATAATTTTATCAGTTCATTGAATAATTGTTGATTATCCCCCTTTATTTCCAGGGTTAGGAATAAATCATTTATATAGTGTTCAGCCGTTTTTAAACTGCATTTTTTTACGTTCATTATTCTTTCCCTTGTTCCAATTATTATTATTATTGATCCAATTACTTATTCGTCTTCCAGTATCCCAGGTTTTTTGTAATTCAAATCTCATCCTTGTTTTACTAGAGTTCTTCTCCGTCCAGAAATTCATGAATTTTATCATTTCCTTTTTATCGTATTCCTTTTCCTTGAATATTCTAACGACCCCTTCTTTAAATTCTTCTTCTCTTTTATCCATATCCTTATCTTTAACCTTATCTTTATCTTTAAGGGTTATGATACTGTTATTAATAAAAGTTTTAAGGTTCTTTTCCCCTAATCTCTTGATGACACTTAGATGGGGTTTACTGTTTTCCTTTAGGATACCGTATTGATAATCAATGAAACTGGGGATAAAATATTGGACTGTTTCATTTTTCTTTCTTTTAATCAAGACCATTTTATCCCATATCACCATTGGTATATCCTCTAAATCTATCTTATCGCCAATAAAGAATTCAGCGGCTTCCCAATCCATGTCCCAGATACCAGCATGATCGCATTTAGTTAACAGATAAATCCAGATTAACTTGTTCTTTGGGTCAAGTTTTCTATACCAAGCCTTATCCCAAATCTTTGTGTCGATAAACCTTTTAGCCATTATTATTTTCTCCCATTATACGATGTGCGATTTCTTTTGTTGTTTCAATTGAAACCTTATTTGTTGCCCTTTGATTAGCCTCCATTCGCTCTGTTATTACTTCTTTATTACAAGCATCACAGACAAATCCATCAACCAAGGGTGCTCCATTATGACCATATCCAACATAGGAACATCCACAATTATCACATTTACTCATCTTAGCATATGTTATTTTATTCATTTTTCTCCCTCAGTATCTTATATTTATCAGGAATATCTCCTAACCCCAGAACATAGGAAACATTCGTGATTAGTTTGGTTGCCCCACACTTATTATTTCGGTAGTATTTGAAGATTGCGTGTAAAGCCCCGATAATCCCATTCACCTTTTTAAGTTTAATGGTCAACGTATCAACCTGTTCATTAAGGTTCTCTATCTTTTCCAGCATATTCTCATATTCATTTTTTCTTAATATCTTCATTCATTCTCCTCGCAATTAGGGCATATTTTCCTGTCTTTGCCTATTGTCGGAATGTTCCCCGTTGGAAAATATCGCCAATCCAAACGATAGATATTTCTAAACCTTTGCCAGACCCTTCTACATCCCTCACAATATTTCATCTGGTTGTCAGCCTTGATATGATAGTTTTCAAAGCTTGCCCTGCCTGTCCTTTTGGTGAGTAATCGTCCTTTGTTATTAGCATAGCTTTTGTCTGTATGCGTTAATATCCATTCAATCATGTTCATCATTTAACTGTTCCGTCAGTTCATTTATTCGTTCTTTCAATTCTATATTCGCTTTGACCAGATGCAATTCGTATTGTTCCTTCAGTTCCATATTCGTTTTTACAAGATGTAAAAGGTCACGTAATTCCAAGGCAGTATGATATTTAGCTCTGTGTTTGAATATTAACAGGGGTCTTTTTCCCAAAGGGATGTCCCGGTGTATCTGTTTCATCCAGCTCGGAATATTAAGAATTTTAGTGTTTTTGATCTCAATATGGAAATCATAAAGCGGATTATCGACATTGACATCAATAACATCACCTTTAAAAGACAAACCGCCAGAATTAGGAGTGCGCCTAAAATTCGTACCAAGACTTCGATTGATAAGGTTAACCACTTCACGCTCGCCTCGTTTGCCTTTTGCATTTGAATTGACACTCATC